GTTGCTCTTCCATTAGTCCGTAAGGTATTCGGTTCAATTGCCAGCAAAAACTTCGTATCAGTTCAGCCGATGAATCTTCCGGCAGGATTGGTATTCTATATGGACTTCAAGTATGGAAATACCCTTAACGGTCAAACCGCTGGACAGTCATTGTACGGTAGCGCCAATAACTCCGCATGGGGCGGATTCGGTAACACCGATACTGGCGGTCTATATGGTGCGGGTCGTTTTGGTTACACTATCAATGATGCCGCAACTGGATCATTAGCAATTGCAACTGGATCAGTTTCATTTGCAGACGTAAACTTCAACGACACGTATGTTGCAACTGGTAGCTTGAGAAAGTTCGTTGTTCCTGCTTCAGTATTACAAAACGCTGACTTCTTGTCAGTACGTGCGTTCGTTCCGAGTGGATCTGGTACAGATTTCGGTGCAAACTTCCTCCCAGAATTTACTAAGTACGACGGAACAAACGTTACGTTCGTAGTAAACGCTACAGGAACGATTGTATTGAACAGCGTTTCTTTCCTCAAGCAGCCAACTGACACGACTCGTGGTGACTACGAAGATCGTGATGGAACAACTGATTTGAACATCCCACAAATTGATTTGGAACTTCGTTCCGAAACAATCGTTGCGAGAACACGTAAGCTCAAGGCCGTATGGTCACCTGAATTAGCGCAAGACTTGAATGCATACCACTCGGTTGACGCGGAAGCGGAATTGACAAGCATGCTTTCAGACTACGTTGCTTCAGAAATCGACCTTGAAATCCTTGACATGTTAATCAACGCTGCGCAAACTACCGAATACTGGTCAGCAGAAATCGGTTCAGTGTGGAACGGAAGCGGATTTGCAGCTTCTTCGTTCGTGGGCACCGCGTGGACAAACATGACTTGGTATCAAACGCTTGGTCAGAAGATGCAAAAGGTATCTAACCAAATCCACAGATTGACTATGCGTGGTGGTGCGAACTTCGCAGTTGTTTCACCAACAGTAGCGACTATCCTTGAAACCATCCCCGGCTTCCAAGCTGGCACAGACGGCGACAAGATGGAATTTGCGGCTGGTGTAACTAAGATTGGTTCATTCCAAAACCGTTACACGATCTACAAGAACCCATACATGAAGGAAAACTTAGTGCTCATGGGCTTCCGTGGATCACAATTCCTTGAAACTGGTGCGGTATATGCTCCGTATATCCCGTTGATCATGACGCCGCTTGTCTATGATCCGAACAACTTCACTCCGCGTAGAGGTGTAATGACCCGTTACGCGAAGAAGATCGTTCGTCCGGAATTCTTCGGTAAGATCTACATCGATAAGCTTGCACAAGTTTAATCGATTAGGGTAATATAGTAAAAAGGGGTGGCTTTTGCCACCCCTTTTTATTTATTGCTTTTATAATAAACTATTTATATATGTCTTTATTCGAGGACTTGTATGCAAAATAGAGAACCTATTACATTTGAAGAACGACCTATAAATCCATATGGATTAACTCCATTTGGATTTTACGATACCGATGCAGAATTTCAAGTTGAAGGCCCGAAAGTGGCATCATTTGTGGCAAGAAGGTTGGGTTATCCGGTAGTGGACGTTGAATTAACGCATAGACAAATATATGCGTGTTTAGAAGAAGCTATTACCACATATAGTAATCAAGTAAATCAATTTAATGCACGAGAATATATGATGTCCGTGCGTGGGTTGAATACAAACATAAGCTTAACGCAAAGAAATATCATCGCCAGTCCTATTCCACAATTAGTAAAAATTTCTGCACAGTATGGTACTGAGGCAGAAAGCGGTGGTAATGTTACAATGAAAAAAGGATTTATTAGTGCGTCTGCATACACACAATCATATGATTTGAAAGAGTGGGCAGACGTACACGAGAACGGAAAAGCGATAGAAATTCGTAAGATATATCATCAAATGCCACCAGCGATAGCGCGTTACTATGACCCGTTTGCAACCACTGGGCTTGGATTAACAAATTTGATGAGTGAGTTTGGATTTGACGGTTACAGTCCACCAGTTACCTTCGTTATGATGCCAGCGTACGAAGATCTTCTCCGTATTCAAGCCATCGAAATAAATGACATGATACGTAAAAGTCAATACAATTTTACTGTAGCAAACAATGTTGTTCGATTTGCTCCAATATTTAAGGCCGATACGATAGTTTGGTTTGACTATTATGTAGTAGACGACAAGTTAAATGGAGGCGACGGGTCGGGTAGTAATGGAGCATTTCAATCTGGGAGTGAGAATAGCGTGGTCTCAGACTTTTCGAATATTCCATACGACAACATGCAATACAAAAATATAAATGGCATGGGTAGATTGTGGATCTATCGTTATACGCTGGCGCTTGCTAAAGAATTGCTGGGTATGATTAGATCAAAGTATGACAGTATCCCAATTCCTGACGCGGCGATTAAACTCGACGGAGATACCTTGCGGCAGGAAGCAACCAGAGAAAAAGAAGACTTAATAAAAGAAATCCGAGAAACCTTGGAAGAAACCGGTCAAACAGCACAAATGAAAAAGCAAATGGAAAACGTTGAAGCTATGCAACAAATATTCCAACGTATTCCGTTACCAATTTACATAGGATAATATGCCACGATTTGTAACAGAACGAGACTATCAATTTTTTCAACACATTAATAAAGAATTGGTTGTTGATGTAATTGACGTAGAAGTCGTTTTATATAAAATAATAAACGATATTGTAGAGGTGAATATTTATGGAGAATCTACCTCCAAATCGTATTACAAAGGTATTAGTTTAAACGCTATCATCAAGTACCCAAAGAAAACTCCGGAGACCGAAGATGGGTTTGGTTATGATGTGGCACAAACTGCGGTGGAATTTAGATTTGTGCGTAAATTATTAGAGGATGTAAACGTATATCCAGACGTAGGAGATGTTATCAAATTTAATGATAATTTTTATTCAATAGATAATATCAATGAAGTTCAATTAATTGGAACGCGCCCTGAGTTTAACCAAGCAGTCATTTGTGAGACACACTTGACTCGCAGAAGTAATCTTAATATAGAGGAAACCCATTTATGAGCATTCCAACATTTAATCCTAATATAATCCCTCAATCGAAATACAATCGAGGATTGGATAACAAACGTGTATCTACTGACATGTTACCAACTTCAATTGGTTTACATACAATAGACAATGCCATTCTAAAATATTTACAGGAAAAAATAAAACCAATAGTAACTCAGCACAATAAACAAATAAAAGTTCCTGTAATATATGGAAATCCAGAACGCTGGAAAAGTGCGCAGCAAGATGGAGCATTGCGCGATAAAAATGGAATGATACAGCTTCCAATTATGATGATTCGTAGAACGGGAATGACTGAAAATCAATTAAATTCTCCGGTGAACAAATATAATAGTTATACATTTAAAACTACGTGGAACTCCAGAAATATTTATGACAGATTTACTGTTGTTAACAACGTTACACCAAGCGAAAAATATCATGTAACAAAAATACCAGATTATTATGACGTTACATATGAAGGGCTTGTGTGGACTGAATATATGGAACAGATGAATAAAATAGTAGAGAACGTTTCATTTGAAAGCAATGAATATTGGGGAGAAAGTAACAATTATCAGTTTAAAACCACTATTCAGGACATTCAGCAGCTTACGGATTTACCGGCAAATGATGCTAGATTAGTAAAAAGCAAGTTTTCCATAAAAGTTAAGGCGTATATTTTACCCGAGTCGTCGTTGGATAAAAATGGAAACCGAGAATCTAATGTTAAAATGCAGTATTCGCCCAAAAAAGTTGTTTTTGACACCGAAGTGCTGATCTCCCCGGATAGATAAATGATACTTTGAATATATTTTTTTATATTTATGATATGTATACTAATTTACTAACGGAGGTTTTGTGAAAAAGATTACTGCTGAAGAATTATTGAAAGTACAAGAGCTTAGGCGCTCATTAACAGAAATTATAACTACTGTTGGGGAGTTGCACTTAAATAAAGTTATGTTGCAGAGTGATTTACATAAAGTAGACGCTGAAATGCTTTTACAAGAACGTAATTTTGAAGAATTTCAAAAAAACGAACGGGTTTTATATGAGATGTTACAGACAAAATATGGAACCGGTACTATTGATTTAGAAACCGGTGAAATAACAGAATAATATAACCCATTTGGAGGATTCGTATGGCAAATGAGAGAGTTGTTTCTCCCGGCGTATTTACTAGAGAACGAGACTTGAGTTTCTTAACTCAAGGAATTAGTGAAATCGGGGGTGCATTTATTGGACCAACACCCAAAGGTCCAGCGTTTATACCAACCATAGTACGAAGTCAACAAGAATATGTAACCGCATTTGGTGATGCGGATGCAACTCATTATACTGGTTTAACCGTAAAGAATTATTTGCGCGAATCCGGTGTTGCTACTGTTGTGCGCGTACTTGGGTTGGACGGGTATGCTAATGCTACCCCGGTATTAGTGTATGCAACAGGTTCTACTGGTAGAAAATTGTTTGCGGTATTGCACCCAAGCAGCACAGGTAATTCTATTACTAACGTTACTGCGTTTGGAAATACTTCAAGCTTCGGTTTAATGATCACCGGGTCAGGGGGAACGCCAATTAGCCAAAGTGGCTTGAGTACCGACGAAAGTGCAAACGCATACTTGGGAACGTTTTTTGGAAATTCTCCAAATACTACAAAAAATTCATACGTATATGCTATTTTCCCTGATGCGGTGACCCAAGTGGGATCCTCAGTAACTATGTCAGCGGAGATATCTAGCGTTGCATTAAATTTCTCTGGTTCTGCGAACGGTGTATACTCAAACGCAAGTACTCCTTGGGTTCAATCGCAAACCTTTAGTGGTAACAAGGTTGATTTGTTTAAATTATTTACCCTTGGTGATGGCGTTGCGGCAAACAAGGAAATTAAAGTTTCTTTCTTGAACATTAAGCCAAGTACTGATCCGGATTATGATTACGGAACGTTTACGGTATTAATCAGAGCGTTTGATGATACAGATTCACGCTTAAATGTACTAGAACAATATGATAACGTAAACCTAGATCCAGATAGTCCTAACTATATTGCGCGTGTTCTTGGTAATAGTGCTCCGACCACGGATCCAGTTACTCAAGAAGTTTACTATCAAGGCGATTTCCCGAATCTATCTAAGTACGTATATGTTCAAATGTCAGATTCTGTTATTCCAAAAACTGCATTGCCGTTTGGATTCCAGCCATTATCTGCTCCGGTAAACGTTTCGTCTGCATTAATGGTAAGTCCTTCATTCGTATCTACTCGTTGGATGAGCGGTTCTACCGCAGGATATGCAATTGATGCGGTTGACAAGAAGTATTACTATGGATGGGATTTCAATGATACCGAAGGAACAAATCCATCTTTCTTGGCACCTATTCCATCTGGTGCTGTGCAAATTGGATCTGCGTTTAACTTAGAAAATATCGTAGATGTGCCAAATGGTGTTTCTGCAAAGGCCATCTCTCTTACGGACGATGATAGTTTAGCATACCGTAGATTTACTGTTCCGTTCCAAGGCGGATTTGACGGTATGAACCCCGCGAGAGACATTAATTTGGGTGGTGACATTGTTCCTACGAATTCCCAAGGGTTTAACCTAGCCGCATCAACCTCTCCGGGATCAAAGGCGTATGTTAAGGCGCTAAATGCATTAAGTAATCCTGATCAATGGGACTTCAATCTATTGGTTCTTCCGGGTGTAATTTATGAATATCATTCATTTGTTGCAACTACCGCGTTAAGCTTGTGTGAAGATCGTGGTGATGCCTTCTATATCATGGATACTACTGGCCTAAACGCGCTATTATCAACCGCAACCGCAAAGGCTGCCGAAATTGACAGTAATTACGCGGCAACCTACTATCCTTGGTTGAGAGTAATTGATACTAACACTAATAAGTTGCTCTGGGTACCACCTTCAGTAGTACTTCCAGAAATCTACGCATACAACGATAACGTTTCTGCTGAATGGTTTGCTCCTGCGGGCTTAAATCGTGGCGGTATTTCTAGCGCAATTGGAGTTAAGGTAAGACTTCCACAACCAAGCAGAGACACCTTGTATGAAGGTAAGGTAAATCCAATCGCACAATTCCCGGGTCAAGGAATTTGCGTATGGGGTCAAAAGACCTTGCAACGCAGACCGTCTGCGCTTGATCGCGTAAACGTTCGCAGATTGTTAATCGCCGTTAAGAAGTACATTGCAAGTGCATCTCGCTACCTTGTGTTTGAACAAAATGTTGAAGCTACTCGAAATCGCTTCTTAAATATCGTAAATCCATATTTAGCAAGCGTACAAGAACGCGCCGGATTATATGCGTTCCGTGTGGTAATGGATGAAAGTAACAATACACCGGATGTAATCGATAGAAATATTCTATATGGACAACTCTATCTACAACCGACTAAGACGGCTGAATTCATTATTCTCGACTTCAACGTGTTGCCAACCGGGGCTACGTTCCCAACCGCGTAAATTGAATAATGTGGAGGGAGGAAACTCCCTCCACAAATTCAACTTTAGTGATATTTATAGTTAGAAATTATATTTTCTTTTTGGAGAAAACACATGGCAAATTTAGTAGCTGAACAAGAACTGTTCTTTACGGCATTTGAACCGAAGATGAAGAATCGCCATATCCTGTATATGGATGGCGTACCTTCTTATATAGTAAAGAAAATCAATCGACCAAGAATTACACAAAACGCAAAAGCTATTGATCATATCAACGTTCAGCGTTATGTAAAGGGTAAAACAATTTGGGGAACGATGTCAATGACGTTGTATGATCCAATTGTCCCTTCTGGCGCACAAGCAGTAATGGAATGGGTTCGTTTACACCATGAATCTGTAACTGGGCGCGATGGATATCTTGAGTTTTACAAAAAGGACTTGACGTTAAACGTTCTTGGTCCTGTAGGTGACAAGGTTGAAGAGTGGATTATCAAGGGCGCACAAATTACGTCCGTAGATTTTGCTGAAATGGATTGGGGTACCGACGATCAAGTAGAATTTACTGTCGAAATTCAACCAGATTACTGCGTACTCAACTTCTAAGTCGTATTATACGATAATACTAAAAATCCCCTCTCAATAAAGAGGGGATTTTTATATTGATAATACACAAAAATGATATTTATATAAGACTATCTTTATTTTTGAGATTAATATGCCTGATATTACAGATTTTAATATAGGTCAAGGGGAAACATTTAAAATTTTAGCGCACATATACACGGAAACTACCAGTAGTGTGCCGTTAGATATTACCAGTTGCTCATTTGATGGTCAACTTCGGGAAAATTATACCACCGATGAAGTTGCTGCGCGGTTTACTATTACTAAATTAGAGCCCTATTCGTCCGGGAGCGTATTTATTTATTTATATCCCGAGGACACTAATCATTTATATCAAAGAATGTACGTGTATGACATTGTTATGACCAACAATGGAAAGAATCCCCCAACTGTTAAGCGTCTATTGGAGGGGGCGTTTACTATTAGGCCATCTGTAACTCGTTAAGTAAATGGCAAACATTGAACTAGATATCCCGGACACTAGGGTAGTAGTCCGACAACCATCAGTAATAGTAGATAGAAGTAAGCTTCCGATACAATCGGTGGCTGAATTTGCATTGACTTCATCATATGCAACGTATGCGAAGACGATTGACAGCTTTAACATTGGTGTTGTTGGTAATCTTAGTGCATCTGGGGCCGTAACTGCATCGGAATTATCTGCGGCCAGCCTATTATTGGTATCCGGAAGCGCGGGTATAACTGGTTCTCTTACCGTAACGGATTCGATTACTGCAAATACAATCACCGCGACTTCGTTTAGTGGATCCTTTACCGGTCTTATTACTAGTGCAAGCTTTGCGCAAGTTGCATTAGCTGTATTACAAGACACTTTCTCTGGTTCATTCTCTGGTTCGTATTATGGAAACGGGTCAGCGCTAGTATTTAATACGATAAACACGTTTACCGCGTCAAACTCTACCTTAATTGTAGGAAATGCATATAACAATTATCAATATGCACAAACAACGACATTTAGAAACGGTAATATTGTAGTTTCTGGATCGGCTACGATATCTCCTGATGGATTATTGATTCTTTCGCCGCGTTCAACCCCACTTACGGTGTTTCCGGGGGGGTTATTTTACTCTTCGTCTGGGGAATTTTATGTAGGAATGTAGGTAAATGTTATATTTATATTTGATATTGTATATAAACATTTTTTTGGAGCATCGCTATGCCAACATGGCAAAAAATTATAGTATCTGGTTCTAATGCAGAGCTAAATACACTATCCTCTTCGTTGGGAATACGAGTTGGTAGCACTCAAATAATTGGAACTACCCAAGGAACAACACAATTAGCCGGATCGTTCTCCGGTTCACTTACTGGTACGTTTCCTTATGCTAGTTTAACTGGCACCCCTGTTGGTATAGTATCTTCGTCTGGGCAAGTCTCTTATACTGGCTTAAGTAATATCCCCGGCAATATCGTTTCTAGCTCAGCGCAAGTAACAGCTTTCCTTCCGGCTAATACGGTATCTAGCTCGACGCAAGTAACTGCATTTTTACCAGCAGGAACGATTTCCAGTTCAACGCAGTTTAATAACATAACCGCGCCATTTACTGGGTCGTTTACCGGATCCTTTGCAGGAACTCATACCGGAACGTTCCCGTATGCAAGTTTGACCGGCATTCCAGTTGGAATTGTTTCAAGTTCTACACAAGTTACCTCATTACTCCCTGTCGGAACAGTATCATCATCCGGTCAAGTTAGTTATACCGGCCTGTCAAACATCCCAGTGGGTATCGTTAGTAGCTCAACGCAAATCAATAATTACAACGTATTTGCTACTACTGGATCAAATACATTCCAAGCTAACCAAACAATTTCCGGTTCATTAACTATTACCCAAAACTTAAATGTATTGGGTTCTTCTTCAATTAGCTACGTTTCACAAAGCACGTTAAATATCGGTACGAATTTAATTACGGTAAATGCACAATCACCGTCCGTTAGATTTGGTGGACTGGCGGTCATTGATTCAGGCTCTTCACCACAGCGCAGTGGTTCGTTATTATTTGATGCAGTAAACGACCAATGGATTTTCGTACACGAAAACACAATAGGTGGAGTTACTTCATCTGTATTGGTAATGGGACCGCCGACGTTTAATAATATTGGTAACGAAACGTTATTAACGCAAAATAGAGTTCTCAAGGGCGGTGGGCTAGAGCACATCGTTGACTCTCAGATTACAGACGATGGCACAAATGTTGGTATCGGTATCACATCTCCGTCTGCAAAACTACACGTACAAGGAAACGTATCCGCATCGTCGTTTACTGGATCCCTTTCGTATTCAAATTTAGTCAATGTTCCTGTAGGAATTGTAAGTAGTTCGGGGCAAGTTTCTTATACCGGATTAAGCAATATTCCAGTAGGTATAGTTTCTAGTTCAGCACAAGTTACCGCTAATTTACCATCCGGTGTAGTATCATCATCAACGCAATTTAATAACATATCATCACCGTTCACAGGGTCATTTACTGGATCATTTAGAGGTGATGGTAGTGGATTAACTGGATTAGGCACTAACTTAGCTGTTACATCGTCAACTGGCGGTGTAACACAAACCGGTAATATTGCGCTAGTAACTCAAGGATTAATCGTTAGCGGAACAAACGGCATTAACGTTACGGTTAACAATCAAACCCTTACTATTAGTGGCAGTAATGCAACAACAACGACAGCCGGTGTGGCATCGTTCTCACCAAACTTCTTCACGCTTGCCGGAAGTGCTGTTTCAATTTCTTCAAGCGCAATTACTCCGACGCAACTTAATACGTCGGTTGCGGGAACTGGTTTAAGCGGCGGCGGCGGCTCGGCACTTTCTGTTCAATATGGATCTTCTGCTGGTACTGCTGTACAAGGTAACACCAATATTACCATCAACGGCACAACAAACCAAATTAGCATTACAGGCACTCCTGCCCAAGCATTAGGATCTGGTCCATCATATACAATTGGACTACCAAATGCAGTTACCATTTCAACGGGTAGTATTTTAGGTAATTTAACCGTAGGTGGTAATTTAACTGTTAACGGTGACACTACGGTTGTTAATACAACCAACCTTTTAATAGAAGATAGATTCTTGTTAGTCAATAGTGGTTCTGCTTTGGGTGGTAACGCGCAAGGTGGTATCGTAATAGACTCTGGTACCGGAACTGGCGCTGCGCTCTTCTACACAACAGAAAATACCGTGAATCGTTGGGGGTTTGCGGATAGCGTTGCCTCAAACGCAACTAGTGCAACACAAACCGCGTATGTTGCTGCGGTAGTTGATATGCAAGTACCAAATCAAGCGTCCGCTGTTGCATCGTATCAAAAGGTTGGTAATATCAAAATAGATAATGGAGACATCTTCATTTGGGCGTAATATTTAACATAAAGGATATGTTTATGGGTTTATTAGAAAAAACGGCAACAAAACAAGAAAAGGTTACGTCTCCGGGAACTAGGTTAACAATTCCTGAATATGAATTTTTGTTTGGGCTAATCAAAAATTCAACGTTTAAAGGAGAGCAATTGGAACTTCTATACAATTTAACAGTAAAGTTACAAGAAGATTATTTTACGTTAAAATCTAAGGAATAAAAAATGGCGTGGAACAAACTCGTAGTTTCTGGCTCCGATGCCGAACTTAATAGTTTAACCGTAACTGGTGGAGTTACTGCTACCTCTTTTACTGGATCTATTAGCGGTAGCATTTCTACCGCGCAAACTGCGAGTTTTGCGGTCACTGCATCATATTTACTAGGGGCTCCTTTATTTGCGTTTGATGGTGGAACTCCATCTACTAATTTTGTCGGCGGTCCAAATTTCAATTTAGGTGGAGTAACATAACACATGGGATACATCCAGTTTCAATTTAGAAAGGGCACGGCTTCGGAATGGACAACGGCAAATCCAGTATTAGCTAACGCCGAAATTGGCGTAGAGCTTGATACTGGATTGTTTAAAATTGGCAGTGGCTCTCTTAATTGGAATTCACTACCATATAGTAGTACATATTGGAGTTCATTAATCGGAATTCCAAGCGGATTGGTATCGTCTTCTGGACAAGTAACATTACCAAACGGAATCGTATCTTCTTCGTCACAGATAGACGTTAGAAACACGATAGGAATATCTACCATAGCAACAACGGGATCAAATACCTTCATGGGCGATCAAGTTATTTCTGGATCGTTAACGATTCGTGATAATTTGCTTGTGTTAGGTTCATCGTCAATTATATTAAATCCATTTTTATTAGCAGGAATGTAATTTATGCCATCAACATACAAAGTATTAGGTCAAATACACCCACCCGCAGCAACAACACAATCATTGTATACTGTGCCCGCCGCTACACAGGCAGTCGCATCTACTTTAGTCGTGTGTAATATGAGCAGTGGATCCGCCGCAACAGTTAGAGTGGCTGTACAGCCAGCGGGAGCGTCTGTACTAGATCAACATTATATAGTATATGATTCAACTATCAATGCTAATGATTCTTTATTTTTAACTATAGGGTTAGCATTGGGTGCAACGGATATAGTATCAGCAAGAGCAAGTACGGCAGACGTATCATTTAGTTTATTTGGATCGGAGATAACATAATATGAGTATAGGAACCATAGGAACCGTCACTCGCGGGGCAACGCAGGATAACCCAATCACTGTAAATCCAGCAAACGTTAAGGCAAAATTTCATGATCCGTTTGAAACGTTTAATACGAGTAGTAAGTGGAATTATGTACAAAGTGGGTCTGGTGATTTCATTATACCAGAAGGAAATGCTGTTGGCTCTTCATATTTAGTTATTTCCAAAAGTCCGCTAACAACGGGCAGTGTTTCTATTATAGAATCACAACAAACTTTCAAGCTTCCAGTTGAACTTATCGCTGGGTTGCATATGTCCCAACGTACCTTGGGACAAGAATTTTCATTAGAAGTTGTTAGTACAGACGATCCATTACCACCTACGCCCGATATTTTAATATCAAGCGTATCTCAATCTGCAACTACGCTTCACGTTACAACATCACTTGAACATGGTCTTGTACCGGGTAAACGTATTGGATTGCAAAACTTAGCGTCCTCATCATTAAACTATTTGTCACTTGTTGTTGCTACTATTCCAACAAGCAATTCATTGACTATTACTGCTGGTCCGGGTGGTACTATCCCATCACTTACAGCATTAGTTACCAGTTCTGCTGCTCAATCTGCATCAATATATTTCCGTCCCGGACTAAATTATTCAAAGGACGGAACGTCAATGATTTTTGAAAACGCAACTGCAACTAACGCTTCATTTTATATTCGTTCAGACGCAGGAGACGCTCTTCCTGTAGTTGCCGCAGCAAACTTAAATGCTAACCACTCATCAACTGTAGGCACAACCGCTGCGGTACAAGCAATCAATACGCCGTTCACATACGCATTTCAACCAACAAATGAATATAGATTACTGGCTCAGTCTGATCGTATACAATGGTATGACATTACGGTTGACTCACAAGGCGGTCCATCAAACCGTGCGCTGCGTACACAGGTATCACCATCGCCATTAAAAGATTATAAAATTAGATTTCGTGCAGTAAATCAACCAAGTCTCACGGTACCAGTTGCTCAGATTGTATCTGCGTCAAAGGCAGGAGCAACAACCGCTACCGTATTGTGTGATAGACCTCATGGACTACGTACATCCGATGTTATTGTGGCATATGGTACTCGTGACCAAGCAAACTTTGCTAACTTAGTAGCCGCCACCGTAGTAGCATCAATTGTAGACGCTAATACGTTTACCGTAGTATGGGGTACGGCGGCAACGGCAACTACGTTTGGTGGATACGTAGCAAAAGTACAAGGCGGTAATTTAATGTCTGCCTTGGGTGCAATTGCACAAACAGTACAAAGTGCCACGTACACAGCAAATAACCAATTAACTATTGTTGGGTCTGGTACATGGGCTGGGTTTGTTATCGGTGATAATGTGGAGCTTGTTGGTGTGCGTGATTCTACAACAGGCGTGTCACTTGGTATTGACGGTGCATGGAAGGTGGCAAATTTTGCAGCCGCCATATTGACATTGGTTCCAATACAGGGGGTTAGTCCATCGGTAGCACCGTTTGCTACGACGAACTGCGGCGGTGGTGTAATTAAACGAACTGAATTAAGAATTTCGTATCTTCGAGCATTAGATTATGAACGCCAACGTGTAGAAGGTGCAAATAGACCGGGTGGTGACGTAGCAACTTCATTACCAGTTACCGTAAACAACACCGCCGCCGTGACCATCTCTTCCGGTACGGTTACAACAGTCGGTACAGTCACTACAGTCACCACGGTTGCTACCGTAACAAACCAATCACAAGCTGGTGGGTTTGCAATGCAAGATCAAGTCCCGGCATTGATGCGTATTGCGTCACAAGGACTACGAAGAAATATTAGTATAACATAAGGAGTATATATGGCAACGACAAATAATAATACAAAACTACTAGATACAAAACAATGGGAATTTATGACACCCGCACCAGCGGCATCGGTGGCCGGTTCTTTTATTGTTTCAAGTAGACATTATAGACAACAACAATTATATATGGTCAGTAACACCGTTGCGTATTTATACAATCCAAATGAGGATGGGTGGGTGCAAATTCCTTCTCCTGCGATGCCAGCCAATTCTGTCAATCCCGGCGCGTCAGGAACCTCTGGTGCAGTAGGCCCTACAGGATCATCTACCGCAGGTACTACAACTACGCTAACAACCAACTTAACATTAACGAGAGATTTGCGAGGATATTCCGTATATTTCACAAGCGGATCGGTGTCCGGTTCACTCGCTACCATTGCTAGCAATACTGTAGGTGCAAACTCAGTAATTACATTTACAGCACCACTAAGCGCATCAGTTGGGGTTGGATCTACCTACCGTTTACTAACTCCTAGATTTTATGCAGTTGGTGCCGGTACCTTGGCAGCCGGTTCATTTAGAGCGTATGATTACGCCACAAATGCATGGACTTCACTAGCTATAACTGGTTTGGCGGCATCACTAGCCACGGATGGTAAATTAACAGCAACTCCAAGCTGGATAGACAATGGGTTTGTATCATTTGCAACTGGATCAGTGACAGCCGCAACAGTCAATACATTAACAAATAATACACGCACGTGGACAACAAATCAGTGGACAAATTCTCAAGTCAGAATTACGGCTGGTACTGGTGCTGGACAAATACGAACTATTAGTAGCAATACCGCAACACAATTAACAGTATCTGCAAACTGGACCATTACTCCAGATACTACTTCTCAATATAGCATAGAAGGAAATGATGATTTTCTATATTACATGGGTAACAACGCAGTAACATTATATAGATATTCTATTTCTGCAAACACATGGTCAACGCTTACGCCCACGGCAGCTAGAGCAACAGCACCCGGCGCAGGTATGAGCGGCCAATGGATCTGGAATCAACCAGAGCCAGACTGGAACAATGAAAACAACATACAGAATGGTAGATATCTGTATAGTTTTCAGGGAAATGCTGGTGCTTCATTGCACCGATATGACATTGCCTTAAATACATGGAATACCGTGACGTACTCTCCACAAACTGAAACATTTACCACTGGTACAAAACACGTATATGCGTCCGGATATCTCTACTCTCAAAAAGATGCTACTGGTAGATGGTTTAGATTCAATCCCGCGACTAGTGAACAAGATGGATGGGGGCAATTTCTGTATCCAAACGGCGCTGCTATAGTAGGAGATACCTGTTTTGACGTTCAGTATCAAGATGGAAATACAAAAATTACATATGTCTACATGTTGCTAAACACTTCAACCGTAATGCTTCGATGCATGGTGATTTAAAATGACAATAGAACAATTAATACAATTAGCACAACTACGGCTAGCAAACATTTCATCACAATTAACATCAGTCCTTTCATTAGGAGATGTTGCTCAAATTGAACGGCTGAGTGCAGAAGTATCCGATACCGAACAAACCATAGAAAAACTAAAATCGCTATTATAAATTGAATGATTGATAATCCAGACTTTAATGTAAATGATGAATTTGGAGCGTCCATACGAGTGTGTACGGATCCAACCGATCCAACATGCCAAACACGGGTAATTTTACGGCAGCCCGCTGTTCTTATTAATTATGGACAAATACCAATTCCAGATGTTGCAGAAAGTGCATTGTTTGCCGTATCCGCCAGTATTGCGAGCGCGGCAATTTCTGCAAGCTATTCTGCTACTTCGTCATATGCATTAAATGCTGACGCGGGTCCGTTGGAGAATGTATTTTATGTTTCCCCCCAAGGGCAAGATTATAACACCGGAAAAACGCTCGCAAGTGCGTTTAGAACAATTAAACAAGCATGTGCCGCAGCAAACGATTATATAGTAAGCGCTAGTCAATCTCCGCTCCCGCGTGTTACTATTTTTGTAAAAACTGGATATTACACCGAGGAAGCCCCTATAACGGTTCCTCGTAATACTTCTATAATCGGTGATAATCTGCGTACCGTTGTGATACGCCCATCAACTGCAACTAAGGGTGAAAATTTGTTCTTGATGAACAATGCTACTTATGCGTGGGGACTTAGATTAGAAGGATGTGAGCTTGACAGTTTAACTGATCCAAGAAAAGGATTTTTCTTTGCGTTTGCTCCGGGGGCGTATATAGTTACTTCTCCGTATGTACAAAATTGTACCGCAAACCACGCCCCAGCAGATAAATTTTATGTTCCACTGGATTACGAAACTGGAAATCCCGAAGTAGGAAATGGTCCCGGTGGAATGATAGTCGATGATTCTGTATTGGACGGATATAGTCCACTTCGGTCTATGATCGTTGATGCGTATACACAGGTAGCGTTTAATGGTATTGGTATTTGTGTTAGAGGGGCGGGATACGCACAATTAGTATCATTTTTCACGAACTTTTCACATGTTGGTGTGTGGTGTATTGACGGGGGCCATGCTTCGTTACTGAATAGTAATACTACGTTTGGTGATTATGGAATCAGAGCGTCTGGAAAACGTATTCTCGTTGTTCCTGATGTATCTACGGTAAGCACCTCTTCTAGCGCACCGGCATCTTCGATTTTGAAAGCGGAAAAATCTGCTATTCAGAATTACATGATTGCAAAGTTGCAAGTGAGCGGAAGTTATTCTGGATCATATCTAAATCCTTCATCCGCTGCTTATATATCAACAATAAAAGACAGTGGTATTTTAATAGACGCAATTTCAAGTGATTTGCTTGGAAAAACGCCCGGACGCACCGTACAATTTACGCAAGGGTTGTTCAAAGGTCAAGATACAACTATTTCAAAAATGTATACCCTTCCAACTGCGTCTGGGTTTGATAAAGCTCCAATTGCTGTGTTTAGAGTAAATGATGGATTGGCTATGGCAAATGATTTCGTGAAATCATGGCAATATATAAAAGAATATATAATAACGGATCCCGCCGGTAAGTTTGGTTCGTTTAGTTTTGATACAAAACAAAAGATAGAAGATTTACTTGATATTCCAATTAACACTATTACCAGCGCAGTGCTTAACAATGAACCCACGCTGCTACAAGAGTTTGGTTCGTTAGCTACGTCAACTAGTCATGATTTTTCATATGCTGGGTCTGGGGTAAACTTTTTAGGATTACCCGCAAATCAAGGTGGAATTGGAAAAACAAATATTAACATACGAGTATTTCAAGAAAACGGTGGGCGAGTATTTCATACTTCCGGCGATGAAACGGGGGACTTTTACACCGGTCAAGATTTCGTTATTCGACAAGCAACTGGTGTTATTGAAGGGCGAACTTTTAATAAAGCAATTGCAGCGAGATTTACTCCTTTGAACCTTGCATTGGAAGGCTAATATATGGCAGAACCAGTACCACTTAATCAGTTTAAACTAATAGCTACCGGATTATCAAGCGGAAGTAATTTAATATATCAAGAAACCACACGAAACATTTCTTCGATTATTCTTTCTTCTCAAGTTTCTAATCTTACCGGCGTGGACCAAACGGTAAGCGTTAAAATACAAAAAAGCGGATCCGCAATGATCACGTTGCTAAAAGATGCTACTATTCCACCAAATGAAGCACTAAATCCATTTGCTGGAAAAGTTGTGTTAGAAAAGAATGATGCGCTATACTATTTTGCGAGCACATCTGGATCGTTGGATACCGTGCTGTCTATTTTGGAAAACGCTAACGATTAATTGACATGTCAAAATTAGTAGGCAGAAAAGAAATTCAAATTAACATAAAAGATCTAAAAGAAGGGCATCTCCCGTTATATGACCGTTCTCGTGGATTGTGGCTTACTATTGATAAGGATGTTTTGCTTGCGTCTGGTTCTAGCAATATAAAACTAAATGAAATCAGTGGCTCCTTCTTCGCGCTTCGTGATTATACGTTTCCTCAAAATTTAACAATCGCCGGAACCTTAATCGTAGGTGAAATCGTCGCATCGTCGTCTGTTATTTACTCGTCGGGATCAACTAAGTTTGGAGATAGCTTAGACGACATACATCAATTTACCGGCTCTCTTTCTGTAGAAGGTATTGTTAGTGGTAATTTAGTATTACCACTTGGAACGGTTAGTAGTTCGGTACAAATAAATACCGGATCTTTTAGCGGAAGCATAACTACGGCATCTTATGCGGACTATGCTAATTATATAGACGGTGGGTATTATTAAAACATTTAAATTTCAATTGTATGGACTCTAAGATATTACATAAAAGAAGCACAACTTCTGGAAGTATTCCTTCCACTAGCGTATTGGAAAATGGTGAAATCGCAATAAATGTTGCCGACGCAAAGATTTATATAAAACAAACAACTGGCGTAGAAGAAAATATTAGATCTCCACTAACATTGGATGTTCCGAATTCTGGAAATGTGTTTTTAGACGGTAATCAGAAAATTTCAGGCTCGCTAAACCTCGGTGCGGGTAATATCCAATTTACCAGTTCCTTGATAACAGGAGTGTTTAACGCAACTGAACTAGTAAATCCTACATTTTCAACGCTTTTATATTCTGGTGCCTCCATAGATTACACGGCACAGCGAGCAAATGCAATTCGCACGGGCACCATTATGACTTCATGGAGTGGAAGTTCTATTACATACACCGATGTTTCTAACAGCGATGTAGGAGATACCGATGATTTGTCATTCAATCTAGTTCAATTTGATGACACTATTCAATTACGAGCGTATAGCTCTGGACAAGGATCTGGAGAGTGGACCATACATTTCTTATTTAAACTTTTTCCTAACTTGTTGTAATATTTATTTATATACCATTTTGGAGATAGTTCATGGCAAATGAATTCATAGCACGTAGAGGTCTGATAGTACTAAGCAATGGTGCGACAGTAACCGGATCAATAAATTCTCAAGGCAACATAAATGCAAGTAACTATTCGGTAACCGCCTCCGCGTTTTCTGGTTCGTTTACAGGTTCAATCGCCGGAACGTTAGTTGGAAACGCCGCTACGGCAACTGCTCTTCAAACGGCTAGAACGCTTTGGGGTCAATCGTTTGACGGTACCGCAAACGTAACAGGTAACCTCACAAGCGTTGGGAATATTACGGGTACTGCCGGGGTCACGGTAACTGCAACAAATGGAACACTTAACTTAACCGCGACCGGGGCAAATCCAGTTGTAATAAATACAAACGGTAGCGACCGCTTCCGTGTAGATTCTGCGGGTAATGTTGGTATTGGGATTACCCCGCTTGAGTGGAGCAGTAACTATGATGCATTACAACTAGGAGGCTATGGTTCATTTTATTCCAGAATTGCAGACGGAAATCAGTTTGTTGGGTTTGGAAATAACGTATTTCTTAGTTCGTCTGGATTATATCATAGAATAAATGCCGGGCCAGCCGCGTGGTTTGAATTTGACTACACGACTCTCAGACTTTTTACTGGATCCAACGCTGCCGCTGGTTCTCAAATCTCAAATACGAGTATATTTGATCTCGTTGGTGGAAATCTAGGACTAGGCGTATTTAACCCAAGTTATAAATTAGAAGTAGAGGGGACAATTTATGCTAGCCAACAAGTTATAGCAACATCCTTCTCTGGAAATGGGTCCGCTCTTACTTTAGTAACGGCCAGTAGAGTAGCCAATAACTTAACCCTAGGTAATGGGTTAACGGGAACGTCATTCAATGGTAGCGCGGCGGTAACAGCCACCGTTGACACGGGGTCGGCGTATTTTATTACTGGCTCTGTTGGTGCAATGAACCTTCGTGGAGTACTAAGTAGTTCTGCACAAGTAAATCACAACGTTACTACAAATTATGTAGCTAACCAACACATCGATCACACTACCGTATCCATAACCGCAGGTTCTGGTTTAAGTGGTGGTGGTGATATTAGTGCAACTCGCACGTTAACGTTAGACACCGGTTCGGCACACTTTGTAACCGGATCCGTGACGGTAATGAACCTTCGCGGGGCATTTAGTAGTTCGGTACAAACCGATGTTAGAAACACTACTGGCATTGCAACCATAGCAACTACCGGATCAAATACATTTACTGGCGTTCAAACTATCAGTGATACCACAAACAGTACATTGTTTAGCAATGGTGCTTTAGTAGTTGCCGGTGGGGTTGGTATCGGAAGAGACGTAAATATTTCTGGTAGCTTGCGAGTTACTGGATTGTTGACCGCCGCGTCTATGTCTGTTCTGTATGTTACTTCGTCACAAGTTAACGTTGGGGCAAGCAAAATCATTCTTAATGACGATGATAACGTAAGATTTGCTGGCATTTCTATTTACGATTCTGGGTCCACAAATGCTACGGCATCTATTTTCTGGGATAGCCAAAATCACCATTTCATTTATCAAAATGAAGGTATTGATTCGTATACTAGCGGTATGTTTATTGCTGGTCCACGCAATACCGGTGCGTTGGGTAATGAAGAAGGTTTAATTAGCGGACGTATTCCCGTCGCATCGGGCGGTGATCACATTGATACTCGGTTAGTATCAAGCTCAATGCGCGTAGATTTCCCGTCGCGTTTAACTCATATTGAAGCTGGATTATATGTAACCGGCGCTATATCGTCCTCGCTAGGATTCTCAGGTGACGGTAGCGGACTTACCAACTTAGTTACCAACTTAAACATTACAGGTTCAGGCGGCGGAACAAGTACCGTTGCACTTAGAACCCAAGCATTGATTGTGTCTGGTACAAATGGTATTGCTGTTACCGCGACCGACCAAACAATAACTGTCAGCGGAAGCAATGCCACAACAACTACGCGAGGTGTAGCGGCGTTTACAAGCTCACACTTCTCGGTAGCGGGCGGTATGGTAAGTGCCAACCCAATCACGTTTAACGGCACACCACTTAACCTTGGCTCTTCATACGCCTTTGGATTACAAAATATTACCCCACAAGGCGCGACTACCTCCGATCAAGTAACATTGAGCGGCGGGGCGATCATCTCAAGTGTATTATATTCATCCGCCACGGTTTCAAATATAATTGCGCCCGCTAACCAAGTGGTTGCTTCCTTCGCTACGGGTAGTTATGACGCGGCTCGTTTTGAATATGTAGTTAAGGATGGAACGAACTTCCGAACAGGCGCGGTGATGGCGGTGTGGAGAACGGGCACCGTTGAATATACAGACACTTCTACGAATGATATCGGCAACACCGCACCAGTTGTACTTGAAGTAGATACCACAGTGGGTGGACTTGCGAGATTAAAGGCTAATGTTTCATCTGGAACTTGGACCGTAAAAACAGCAATCAAAGCAATTTAATAGACTATTTATTAGTATACTTCTCTGGACAGTGAAGGAGATGTATCGATGTCTACAATATAATAATTACTAGATACGTACATCTCAAAATGTCCAGTGAAATAATTTTCATTGGACATTTTTATTATACGGGTATCTCATGGCAAATGAATTTATAGCTCGGCGTGGTCTGATAGTAAGTGGATCTTCTATTTCCACAGCCGGGTTTACCGGATCGCTGGCAGGTAGTTCATCGTTTGCAGTAACAGCGTCTTATGCGTTAACTTCTGCCGGGATTGCAACAAACGCAACGTCCGCGTCATTTGCCACGACCGCTTCATTCGCCGTAACGGCGTCCCACGTAACAAACCTCCCCTCGGTAATCGTATCGTCCTCTGCACAAGTTAGCAGTGGATCGTTTACTGGTACCTTTAATGGAAGTCTTACGGGCTCATTACTGGGTACAAGTAGTTGGGCAAACAACGTAGTTAGCGCATCATTTGCTTCAACTGCTTCTTTTGTTAGTCCATCAGGATTACCAACAGGTACGGTGTCTTCGTCTGGGCAGGTTTCATATGTTGGATTATCGAATATTCCGGCAGGTATAGTAAGTAGCTCTGTACAAGTTGTTTCGTTGCTTCCCGTTGGAACGGTATCAAGCTCTGCTCAGGTAAATCACAACTTGACTACTGGATATGTAGCAAACGAACATATCAATCACACCTCGGTTTCCATTTCTGCGGGCTCTGGGTTATCCGGTGGGGGAGATATTAGCGCAAATCGTACATTAGCGCTGGATACCGGATCTACTCATTTCACTAGTGGGATAACTTCAACTATAAATGCACGTGGAGTTGTTAGTTCGTCCGCGCAAATAGATCATAACGCTACCACAAACTACGTTGCTAATCGCCACATAGATCACACCGCCGTTTCAATCTCTACCAGCACCGGTCTCACTGGCGGTGGTGATATTTCAGCAACTAGAACTATAGCATTGACCGGCCAAGTACTGGCGTTCCATAATTTAGCGTCTAATGGACTGGTGGCCAGAACAGCAGCAGACACGGTTGCTGCGCGAAGTATTGCAGTCTCCGGAACAGGATTAAGCGTGTCAAACGCTGATGGTGTGTCCGGGAATCCTACCATAACTATAGCGGGTGGTGTAGTGTCTTCATCCGGTCAAGTGTCGTATACTGGATTAAGCAATGTTCCGGTTGGAATCATGTCAAGTTCGACGCAAACGGTTGCGAATATTGCCAACCAAAACATTACTCCTGCAAATATCACTGCAACGGGTGCGGTTAGTGGCGCGAGTATTCAAGCAAGTGGAAATGGAGTAATTAATGGAAATCTAACGGTTTCTGGGCTTCTAACCGCCGCGTCACAATCTATTCAATATGTTACTTCTTCGCAATTTAACGTAGCAACGAATAAAATTATAGTTAATACGAACAATTCTTTACGCTTTGGTGGTATATCTGTAGTAGACTCGGGTTCAGCGAATAGATCGGGATCATTATTTTGGGATAGTGTATCCGATAGATGGTTATATGAAGATGTCTTTGGGGGATCATATACTAGTGCAATTTTAATAGCTGGACCGCAAAATACCGGTACTACTGGAAACGAACGGGGCCTAATTTCAGGAAGAGTTCCCGTGGCATCTGGGGACGATCACATTGATACGGCGGAAGCGTCTAGTTCTATTCGAGTGGTTTTTCCAACAAAACTTACCCATATAGAAGCGGGGTTGTATGTTACGGGTGCATTAACCGCCACGGGAACAGTTACCTTGTCTGGTATTCCATCATCTTCCGCACAAATTGCGTTATTGCTACCACTCGGTACAGTATCTTCATCTGGACAGATTTCTCATAACTTAACATCTGGATACGTAGCAAACGAGCATATTAACCATACTTCCGTATCCATAACCGCCGGTTCTGGATTAAGCGGCGGTGGTGATATTAGTACAACTCGTACGATAACGTTGGATACTGGTTCTACGCACTTTACCGGAGGCGTAACAACTGTTATAAATGCCCGAGGGATATTTAGTTCATCAAATCAAGTATCGTATTCTGGTTTAACAAATATTCCGGTTGGCATAGTATCATCCTCTGGACAAGTATCGTATACCGGGTTAAGTAATATCCCGGTTGGTATAGTATCATCCTCTGGACAAATTTCACACACCGCCACATCTGGATATGTAGCAAACGAGCACATTAATCATACGTCGGTGTCTATCAGCGCTGGTTCAGGGCTTTCCGGGGGTGGAGATATTAGTGCCACTCGAACTTTAACGCTAGATACCTCATCTGCACATTTCACCAACGGAACTACTGCGGTAATAAATGCCCGTGGTATATTTAGCGCGTCTGGACAAGTATCGCATAACGCAACCTCCGGGTATGTGGCAAATGAACATATCAACCACACTTCGGTTTCCATTTCTGCTGGTACAGGGCTAACTGGCGGTGGAGATATTTCCGCCACAAGAACATTAGCTCTTACTGGACAAGCACTGGCGTTTCATAATTTAGCATCGAATGGGCTCGTTACTAGAACTGCTGCCGACACCATCGTGGCACGTAGCATCGCTGTCTCCGGTACTGGATTAAGTATTTCAAATGCAGATGGGGTTTCAGGTAACCCTACCATAACAATAGCAGGGGCCATCGTATCATCCTCTACGGCATCTTCTCCTTCGCAAGGCACTGTTCGGGTTACAATAAATGGAGTTAACACCGACGTAGATACTGGATTACAAGCGGCAGATAGTCCAACGTTTGCTGGACTATCCGTAAATGGTAAACTTACGGTACAGCCCGGAACTGATAGGTTTACTATAGCCGGAAACGGTGCCGCAACACCAACTAACGTTATGGCATACATCGCGGCGTCGGCCACTACAGCAATACCTTTGGAATTGATGGCGTTTACTGGAACAGGTCAAACTGCGGATATTTTCAGAGTTTCATCTGCGGCGGGGAATGGTGATTACTTTGTTGTAAAATCTGCTGGGTTTGTAGGCGTTGGTACCACTTCTACTTATGTAGACGCCAACGATAGATTCGTAGTAGCGGGTGGTAGACTAGCTGTAAATGTAAATGCGCATAGTGCGGCGTCTTTCAATAGAAGCACCAATGGGTTAATTACGGACTTTTTAGTTGGTGGGTTTGGCCGAGGATTTACTACATTCGACGGAACAAATTTTGGAATTGGCTCAAATACAGGGTTAAATTTAGTTGTAAATGGTTCAACTAATGCCGTGTTTATTAATTCCTCTGGTAATGTTGGTATTAATACCACCACTCCACAATACAAATTAGATATAAACTCGGGAGCGTCCATAGCAGCGAGTTTTGGAGCACAACTTGGCATTGGTTCGTTTTCTGGTATACATTTTGGATATTTAGAACCCGCAAATACTTCTTATAGAAAATCTGCATTAGTATTCGAGCGAACAGATAATCATTCGCAAGGCGGAAACGCAAGTGGTAAAATTCATGTATTATTAGATAATGTAGGATCTAATTCTGCAACATCTCTCGCAAATGCCGTATTAACTATTGACACGAATGCAGTAGCAACCGCCGGGTCGGGGCGAGTTGGTATTGCTACTACGTCACCCGATTCCAACTTACATATTCGCGGTGATAGTACTACGCAAGGATTATTACGACTCGTAAACAGTGGTGGTACGCAGATAATGTATGTGTCCGCGTCTGGGAATGTTGGCATCAATACAACCTCTCCCGGGGCACTACTTCACGTTCAAGGAAATGTTTCGGCGTCTTCGTTCACAGGATCGCTCGCGTATACGAGCTTAACAAACGTTCCGGTTGGTATTGTTTCTAGTTCAGGGCAAATTACTCACGGTTCTACAAGCGGATATGTAGCAAATGAACATATAAACCATACAACAGTATCTATTTCAGCGGGAACAGGATTAACTGGCGGCGGTGATATTTCTGCTACCAGAACGCTTGCGCTTACCGGTCAAGCTCTCGCGTTTCATAATTTAGCATCCAACGGATTAGTTGCACGTACTGCCGCAGACACCGTTGCCGCACGAAGTATTGCGGTGTCTGGTACGGGTCTTTCTATTACAAACGCCGATGGCGTTTCGGGCAATCCAACCATTACCATCGCAGGAGGTATAGTTAGCTCGTCGGCTCAAGTTTCTACGTTTAGTAATATTTTATATTCTACCTATAATACCGCAACCGGCATTGCCAACAATAGTTTTAATGTTGGGTTATCAATACTCGGCAATATTCATATGCAAAACGGCGCGGGAACCACTGGTAATAATAGACAAGCGGCTATTACCTTCCAAGGCGGTAATGCTAATGAAGCCCAAGCTGGTATTTATGTATCTAACAACAATAGTACCGGAACCGCTATGGGCTTTGCCACAACGGACAGTTATGGTACCGGACCACAACTGTTCATGACGGCAACCAATACAGGTGTTGTTAATTTTCCACGTGCCACACCTACGGCTGCGGGTGTTGCGTTAGCACTATCCAATCAAACATTTTTTGTCGGTACCACATCAATTGCACTTAATCGGTCTTCTGCTACACAAACATTAACTGGAGTTAGTGTAGACGGAAACGCGGGAACCGCGACAACGTTACAAACTGCTCGTACAATCAACGGAGTATCGTTTAACGGATCGGCAAATATATTAGTTCCTTCTATTTACGATGCAAATTATCGCAGAATAACACAACCCGGCGGGGCTGAAAGAGTAACACAAACAACAACAGAAACCGGTGCAATACGTATTAATTTACCCGCTGGTATTACCGATACGATGGTAACCATGCGAGTTACCGTGTATGAATATACTACAAACGAATCGTTTGTTTTACAAGTCGGAGGATATCCATACGCACCCGGGTCTAATACATGGGCAAATAATCCGTTTGCGTTTATAGTCGGACATCCTACAACAGATAGAAATTTTACGGTTCGATTTGGATATACCGGTACACAATTTTGTATATACATTGGTGAATTATCAAGTACTTGGTCGTATCCGCAAGTATTCGTGACCGACGTTCAGTTGGGGTATAGCAATCAGTCCGCAACATGGACTACCGGCTGGTCTATTGGACTTGAAGCGTCTGCGTTTCAAAACGTAACTGCTACGATTTCAAACTGTCAAGTAGGCTATGCTGCCACCACTAACACCGCCAATACGGTAGCATTACGCGATTCATCTGGTAACTTTTCAGCGGGTACTATTACGGCCACTTTGTCGGGAAACGCTACGGGAAATGCAGCAACCGCAACCATACTTCAAACCACTCGTACTATCAACGGAGTGTCATTTAACGGCAGCGCGAATATTACCATTAATAGATTGGTTACACTTGACGACCGAATCAAAGCACCTTCAGACGATCTTTCGGGGTACATGACATTTGGTTTTACTTCATGGGCAAATAATAATACTTCACCGTATGCAGATTATTTGCATTTGCGTTCTTATAGCGATTCGTCGGGCGGTAACGATAACCTATTAATGTTCCGTAAAGATGCACTAGGTATACGAATTTGGCAACAAAGTTTTGGTTCTGGTACTGCATATGCATCATTTAAAGATATAGCATGGACCGATGGTACTAACGCAAGTGGAAATTGGAGTATTAATATTACGGGAAATGCAGCCAATGTCACCGGAACTGTAGCCGTTGCAAACGGTGGTACCGGCGCAACTACTGCACCAAACGCCAGAACAAATCTTGGAGCAACAACGGTTGGATCTAATTTATTCACGCTAACCAACCCAAGCGCAGTCACCTTCCCCAGAATAAATGCAGATAATACGGTGTCTACGCTATCCGCCGCTGACTTCAGAACAGCTATTGGCGCGGGTACAGTAACATCCATTGCTACTAACAATGGTATTACCGGGGGGACTATTACTACATCCGGGACAGTTGGATTAACCGGCCAAGCGTTAGCGTTTCATAACTTAGCAACTAACGGGCTGGTTACTAGAACCGCAGCAGACACCATCACAGCTAGAAGTATTGCGGTGTCTGGAACCGGCTTAAGCGTGACAAACGCAGATGGCGTTTCTGGCAATCCTACTATTACTATAGCGGAAGGTATAGTTAGTAGTTCAACTGCATCATCTCCGTCACAAGGTACAGTACGTGTCACAATTAATAACGTAAACACAGATGTGGATACGGGATTGCAGACAGGAGATTCGCCATCATTTGCGGGATTAACTGTAGATACAAATACCTTGGTAGTAGATGCGGCGAATGACAGAGTGGGTATTGGCATAGCATCTCCATCTACACGATTGCATGTCAGCGCAAGCGATGGCACTAATATTGCATTAATTGCCGGGTCTACTAGAGCCGTAAGAATTGGAGCAAACACTACGGGAGGTGTAATAGAAGGGGTTGATAGAACAGGGGTTTCTTCGTATCAACCATTATTACTTGGCGGGGCAGATGTTAGATTTACGATCAGTGACGTTGAGCAAGCTCGTATAAATTCTTCTGGTAACGTTGGGATCGGAACCACGAGCCCGGGGGCAAAACTACACGTTCAAGGAAATACATCTGGTTCTACAGCAACTTTTACGGGCAACGTAACGGTTCAATCATTAACGGAAACCTCCACTATTAAATTAAAAGAAAATATACGACCATTAGAAACTATATCCGTTTCTAATTTGAATCCGGTGCGATTTAGTTGGAAAGAAACCGGTAAAGAAGATATTGGGTTAATTGCAGAACAAGTGGCACCCATTTTTCCGGAACTGGTAGAATATGATGCCGCTGGAGATCCTATTGGTATTCACTATAGCAAATTGACAATTTTGCTATTAAGTGTAGTGACTGATTTGCAACAACAGATCAAGCAAATCCACGGTTAATTCCCTATATATATTTGACATTCACCTCTTTTGATATCGTAAACTATGGCACAATTACAAACAACAAATGTTACAGGTAGCGTAACGGCATCACTTGGATACACAGGTTCATTTATAGGTGATGGGAGTAGATTAACCGGTATTACTTCATTTGTTACACAGAGTATCACTAGTAGCGTATATGATATCACGTTAAGTGATGTAGGTAAGCATTTATTAATACGTTCATCATCTACAGAACAACTAAGATTTTTGACCGCTAATACGGCAAACATACCAGATGGCGCCGAAATACGTATTACAAACTTAACAAATAATAATGTTAGACTTAATGTAGACATTTCTTCAATTACCGATTTTAACGCGAACGCTGTTGTTACTGCGTTTGCAAGTCAATCCGATGGAAAATTTTTAGTAGGTGGTCAATTCACATCGATTGGAAATCGGCCTATGCAATACCTTGCTAGATTTAATTCTGATTATACTATAGATGATTCATTCGTTGTAAATCCATCTAGCATAGTATACGCAACTGCGGTTCAATCAGACGGAAAAATTTTAATCGGGGGAATTTTTACTTTAGTTTCTGGCTCCACTAGAACTCGTATAGCTAGATTAAATAGTAATGGAACATTAGACACCGGGTTTAACTCAAGTGCAGACAATACCGTTCGAACAATCGCGATTCAATCGGATAATAAAATTCTCATCGGGGGAGATTTTACTAATGTAAGTGGATCCACCAGAAATTATATAGCTAGATTAAACAGCGATGGTACATTAGACACCGGATACAACCCTTCAGCAAATTCAACTGTTTGGGATATACAGCTTCAAACCGATGGTAAAGCCGTGATAGGAGGACAGTTTACAACTGTCTCATCTACGTCACGAAATTATTTTGCTAGAATCAACACAGATGGTACGTTAGATAGTGCTATCAGCTCTTCGTTTAATACTACGGTGAGAGCAATATCAATCCAGTCTGACGGTAAATTTGTGGTTGGAGGTAATTTTACTACCATAAACAGTACGGTTGCAGTTAGAATTGCCAGAATAAATACGAATGGAACCCTAGATACAGGGTTTAATTCTAGCACTAACAATACCGTAAATACACTACTGATACTACCGGATAATAAGATTGTTATAGGTGGAGATTTTACTGAGGTAAGCGGATCTGGTGCGTCAAATGTATTAGAAAGACTGGCTAAACTTAACTCTGATGGAACAGTAGATACCTCATTTACTACAATTCCAAATTCTAACGTACAAAAAGTTATTTCACATGGACTTAATATTTTAATAGGTGGAGACTTTACCGGCGTCAATCGTCGCCGCGCACTTTATATGGATGCAATCACTCGCATAGGAAATTCCATTTCATCTCCAATTCCAATAACCAGATTTGGTTTTGATGGAACGTATTCGGTAAATGCGGTTGTAAAGCAACCAGACGGTAAACTTCTCGTAGGTGGAAATTTTACACACGTGTCCGGATCAGATAGGGGTGGAGTTGTAAGATTAAATCCAGACTATACGCTAGACGTTTCGTTTAACCCAAGTGCTAGCGGAAATGTTCGTGCAATTGAACTGCAACCAAACGGGAAGATTTTAATTGGAGGAGATTTTATAAACGTAAGCGGCTCTGCTAGAAATCGTATAGCTCGTCTTAATGTAGACGGTACGTTAGACACTTCATTTACATCTAGCGCAGATAATTCCGTATGGTCTATACTGTCAATTAACAACGAAAAAATCATTATTGGTGGATTGTTTTCCACAGTAAGTGGCTCTGCCAGATCGTTCGCCGCAGAACTTAATAGTAACGGAAGTCTTGCCCCCGTTCGAACGATATCGCCGTCTTTTACAATACCGTATGTGTTTAAAAAACATTGGAACGGAGATATAATAATTGGTCATTCTACGGGGGTTAGAATTGCCGGTCCTGATATTTCACCCAATACCGCCTTCACCGGCGCCGAATATATTGACGTTACTGTTAATTCAAATGTAAGAACACTTGACATAGACAACCAAGGAAATATTGTAATCGGCGGTGATTTTACCACGGTTGGGGCCACTGCTCGTAATTATATTGCTAGAATATCCTCAGAGGGAATTTTGGATTCTACTTTTAATCCGAACGCAGGGGATACAGTAAATTCAATCGTAATACAACCGGATGGCAACATTTTGGTTGGAGGAAATTTTACTCTGATAGGTTCCACAAATGCGAGTTATATTGCCCGCTTGTCAAATAATGGGCTTACAAACTTTGCGGCGACTAACGTCGGAGTAGCAGTAGGTTCGATATATTACGTGAGTAATAATTTAGTGTTAGTTGGGGCAGGTACTCGATTAACCGTTCTTGGATCTTCTAGATTTTCCCCTATAAATTCGCCTTCGTTTTTAGCCAAGTCTAAGTCTATTACGCTTCAAAAATTTCAAACTGAATGGTATTTAACCTCTTCATAACGTTATGACTCTTACTACTTTTTTAACCACACATACACCGTTAACCGCCGTGGAAGTTCTACCCGATAATAGATTGATTAATGCAGTGATAGAAAACGATAAATTATACGGCGTCTATGTAGAAAACGTTCCTAGTAGTAGTATAGTAACACGACTATTTGCTACATATGATACAAATGTTATTACAACGTCAACCGGGTTAACGTTTAATACTGACGAATATGTCATGTTAGGGATTGAATAAGGTTAGCTCTTGACATTTTCAAATCCGTTTGATATATTTATCTGTACCACAATTCTTGGAGGAATAAATGTTACTTACTAATGCACAAGTTCTCAATGCGCTTGGGTCACTTACTACACTAACACAAACAAAACTGCCAATTCAGTTGGCTTGGAAAATCAATCTTGCCATAAAGTCACTGGAACCATTTGCAAGGGATCTTGATGGCCCAGTGCAGGAAATTAAAACTAAGCATGCGGTAAAGGACGAGGAAGGAAATTATCTACCTGCGGTAGACGAAAACGATAATCCATTACCAAACACGTTACAAATACCCGCGCAGTTTATTGCGGAAGTAAACTCCGAAATCGAAAACCTTTTGCAGCAAACTGTAACGGTAGAAAACGTCCAGTTTAAAATAACAGACTTTCCAGACCATATTGAACTGGAACCAACCGTCTTAGCTGGATTGTTTCCTTTAATAACAAGCGAATAACGTTACATAGGTTATGTTAAATGAAAAATAAATTCTATAACACAAAAAGTATATACGTACAAATCGCGGCGTATCGTGACCCTGAATTATTACCTACGTTGAGAGATATGTTTGCCAAGGCGAAATATCCAAACTCTTTACGGGTTGGACTTGTTTGGCAACATTCTCCGTATGATAAATGGGATACCTTGGCTGAATTTAAAAATGACAGTCGCTTAAAGGTTATCGACATCGATTATCGCGATGCAAAAGGCGTGTGTCAAGCTAGACACAAGCTTAATCTGTTGTATAAAAACGAACGGTATACATTACAACTAGATTCACATCATCGGTTTACCCAAGATTGGGATACTACTTTAATTGCGATGCTAGAAAGCGCTCGCACTCAACAAAGCCCCAAGCCCGTGCTATCGTCATATCTACCAAGCTTTGACCCTTCAAACGACCCCGCCTCGCGTTTAGAAGCTCCTTGGATTATGGAATTTGATAGATTTGCTCCGGAAGGACCAGTGCATTTCTTGCCACACACTATCGATAATTGGAAAGAACTGGACAAACCAGTCCCGTCTAAGTTTATTTCCGGGCATTTTATATTTGCTGATGGTAAATTTTGTTCAGAAGTTACCTATGACCCTGAATATTATTTTCACGGGGAAGAAATAAACCTATCGGTACGAGCCTACATGGCAGGATATGATCTATACGCTCCCCACAGAGTAGTATTGTGGCACGAATATACCAGAAATAATAAGAAAAAGCATTGGGATGACGTTTCCGCGTGGAATGCGTTGGATAAACGATCATACGCTAGAAATAAGGCTGTGCTAGGAATTGATACTGGCGTTGCTGAACTAAACAACACGCCGTCAGTTCGTACGTTGCGAGAGTACGAAATGTATTCCGGGTTAGAATTTGCCACTAGAAAGGTACACGCCGATACATTAGCAAAAAAACTACCACCTATTTCCATAGAAGCTACCGCACATGATAGCAATCTAACTAACTATAGACGAATGATTGTAAACGTATATCGTCCATTGTTTAAGGAAAATGATTATAATGTCTGGGCGGTTGCATTTGAAGACTCAACGGGTAAAGAAATATACCGCCAAGACGCTGGCGCGGAAGAAATTAAGCGTTTATTAGAAACACGTGATAATTTCGTCCATATCTGGAGAAACTTTTACTCGTCAGAACTTCCAACTAAGTGGGTTGTGTGGCCACACAGTGAAAGTAAAGGCTGGCAAGAAAGATTATCAGGTGACTTTAGAAATGAATAGTAAAATATTTATTCAAATTGCTGCATATCGTGATCCGGAATTGTTGCCTACTATACGAGATTGTTTAAAAAACGCCAAGTACCCGAAGCGTTTGAAGTTTTGTATAGCGTGGCAACACTCTCAGGAGGACACGTGGGATACATTGGATGAATATAAAGACGACCCGAGGTTTATTATTCTTGATATTCCACACTTAAGCAGTAAAGGAACGTGTTGGGCGCGGCATTTAATCCAACAATACTGGACCGATGAGGCGTATACGCTTCAATTAGACTCACATCATCGGTTTGAAAAGCACTGGGATGCCATTTTGATCAATATGATCAAGGATTTACAGAAGGCCGGGCATAAAAAGCCGTTATTAACGGCCTATATGCCTAGCTATGACCCTAAAAATGACCCCACGGCTAGGGCAACCGAACCGTGGTGGCTTACTTTTGATAGATTTACTCCCCAAGGGGCGGTATTCTTCATTCCCGGAGGTATTCCAGACTGGGAATCTAGAGAATTACCATATCCCAGTAGATTTTATTCGGCTCATTTTGCATTTACGGTAGGTCAATTCTGCAAAGAGGTTCCTCACGACCCAAATTACCTATTTCACGGGGAAGAAATCTCTATAGCAGCCAGAGCATACACATGGGGCTATGATTTGTTTGCTCCTCATAAGATGGTAGTGTACCACGAATATTCTAGAAGCCACAGACCACGTAAATCATGGGATGATCTTGCCGAATGGGGGAAATGGGACACTGATTCTCTTGCGAGAAACCGCAGATTGTTAAATATTGACGGTGAACGCAACCCATTAGAAGATTTTGGGGAGTTTGGTTTCGGCACAGAAAGAACCTTGGAAGAGTACGAAGCATATGCTGGAATCAAGTTTGAAACGCGAAGCGTTCAGCAGTATACGTTGGATCACAAAGAGCCCCCCAATCCTTCTGATGAAGCGTATTTGCGAGTATTTAAGCATTGCTTAGATATTTCATATGAGTTAGTACCACACGATGATTACATTTTCTGGGCAGTTGCATTTGAAGATAGGGATGGTAATGAAATTTATAGGCAAGATGCTAGCGCGGAAGAAATTAAACAAATGAAAGCGAATCCGTGTGGATATTATGCGTTATGGAGAACGTTCTACACCGCAGTACAGCCAAAAAAATGGATTGTATGGCCGCTATCAGAGAAAAGTGGGTGGGGTCTTAGATTGACGGGAGATATATGAAAACAATACGATTTCATAGAGTAGATAACACTGATTATGGTCGATATCATTTACCTTGGTTTAAGAAATTTGCGGAGTATTGTCAACAATATTTCAACGTAGAATGGGTAAATTATGCACAAGCATCTGATCAAGGAGCCGCAGAAATACAATTACAAACTACGGTTGGTTCATTTGGATACAACCCGCCGTTAAGTGATGTTGATTGTGTAATAGAAAATTTGGAAACTAATGAATTTGTAGTGTTATCATTTACTGAATATTTCAATTCGTATGTAGTTCATTATCTAAAATCAAACTTGTGTCAAAAAGTATGTCTTGCGCATTTTAGTTATCATAATATATATCATTGGCTAAAAAGAGATTATTTAGTCAATAAAATGGACACGGTAACCCCGTGGTTTTTTGGAAGGTTTGATGATTTTGATGTGGATAAATACAGAAGTATTAGGAAGAATGCTGGTGAATTAAACAAATCGCTCTTCTATAAAGGATCTGGGCAGGGATATAGAGAAGCACTTCGGTTTTTAGATGAAAAGCATATCATTGATAATAGATCTGTTCCATTTGAACAGTATCTTACGGAATTAGCTCACGCCAAATGTGGACTATCATACTATATGGATTTAGATAGGTATTATACCGCATTTCATCATCCCGGGGAATTTTGTTATAGAGATATGGAATACATGGCAATAGGGGTTCCATATATACGAATAGAATACAAAGACGCGGTTTATAATGGACTGCTTCCAAATTATCACTATATAACTATTCCCAGAGAGTATGCATACGATGCATACAATAAATTTGGCAACAAAGGGGTAGCGGATTTAATAGAAGAAAAGTATAACGATATAATAGACGATGATCACCTGTTAAATTTCATTTCTAATAATCAAGTAAAGTGGTTTGATACATATGCTAAGTGGCCCAATAGCGCTAAGTTTACTATAACACTGACCGGAATAGATAAGTGGATATAAATACCAATTTAACGTATGTCACATGTATATATGATGATTTATTTGGTACAGAGTTTGGTGGGCGCCAACATATTGCGTGGAGGCGGTATTATTACGGATTAGAATCTGCTACCAAGTTAAACGCTCCTATAGTAATTTTTGCGTGGCCGCATGAGGTTGATAAAGTAGAAACGCATTTTAAAAGTTTTTTGGGGGAAAATCGATACAATTCACAAATAAAAGTTATTCCATTTGATTTGCGAGAATCTCCGTTGTACGCACCTATTAAATCAATAAAAACATATGAACAGGGATATATAAATGATAGAAGTTATGATTTAATGCTCGCTAAATTTTTGTTTGTGCAACACGTGATCGATAATAATTATTTTAATTCAGATTACATATTTTGGATGGATGCGGGCTTGTCGCATTCCGCATTGTTTCCGAATAAGCATTTATCATGTGAAACTGGAGAAAAGCGATACACGGAATGTACATTGTTTACTCCCGCAGTAGTAGCAGCTTCTATAAAAAAATGTAACAACAATTTGTTATTTATTCAATCAAATTCTATTGGACATTGGATGCCGCCTGACATTATTAATTTAAATACTCGCAATGAATTAAATATGTGGTATATCATTGGAGGTTACTTTGGTGGACAGAAAGACAAGTTAAGAATATTTTCTAAAACAATGATTGATGATTTTCTGCGATATATAAAAGAAAATAAAATGTTGTTATTAGATGAGCAAGTAATGACAATTCACATGTCATTTAATAAAGATAATTATTTCTACGAAACATTTGATGTATGGGGACACGAAGACTCCGGAGAATGGGCACAGCCCTTTATACAAGGAAAAAAATGTTTTCATAATATATTCGAGGAATTTAATAACATATGACAGATATTAAACAAATAACTGGGTGTACTACATATAAAGGATTTACTGCACAACAGCACGAAAATGTATTTTGTATTTTTAGAGAGTTTTTAGAAAAAATTAATCCGGCTAGAGTATTAGAAATAGGTACTGCTGGTGGTGGATTTACTTTATTTTTACGAGATACTTTGGATGAGTTAGGAATGGCAGCGGTTCCTATTAAGTCATTTGAGGTGCATGAGATGACATGGTATGATTCTCTGAGAGAGAAAAATATAGAAATTATTATAAACAATATATTCGATCAGAGTTATTTAAACTTAGAAAAGCCAGAAGAAGTTGTGCCGTTTATCCAAGGGGAGGGAGTAACGCTAGTATTATGCGATGGTGGACACAAGATAGGCGAATTCAACGAACTTGCGCGGTATTTGAAAGTTGGCGATTTTATTATGGCGCACGATTATGTAGATACATGGGAAAATTTTAAACAAAATTATGTAGATAAAATTTGGAATTGGTGTGAAATAGAAGAAAAATACATAGAAAAAGTATCAGAGCAAAATAATTTAATCCACTATAATAAAGAAAAATTTGATTCTGTGGTTTGGGTTTGTAAAACAAAAATAGCATAAAAGGAATGATGCATGCTTACGAATAGTTATGAACAAGAGATATTAGATTATTTAACAACTCATCCAGAATTATACGCAAGAATTAATGAAGTACAACGAAATACTTCAGTAAAACACGCTTCGTCAAATGTTACTATAGTAACAGGTCTTTGGGATTTTGGTAGAGAAAACCTATCACAAAGCTTTCAAAGACCGTATGATCACTATAAGACGAAATTTAGTGAATTATTAAAAGCACCAATTAATATGATTATCTATGTTAGTAAAAAGGATGAAGACTTTGTATGGGAACATAGATCTCGTACTGCAAATAACACATATGTAAAGATATTTGAACCAACCGATTTTAAATCGTGGTTTCCTTTTTATGATACCGTGCAACATATACGATCTAAATCAAATTGGTATACTCAAGCTAGTTGGTTAGAGGAATCTCCACAAGC